TTAAACATCAATGATCGTTGTGGACGCCTGAACGCGCGATGGCGCCTTGATGCGAATGGTGGGCTTCAGCGCGAATTCGCGGGCGAGGTCGGCCAGGAGGGCTTCAAACTCCGCGTCGTCCAGCGGCTCGACGGTCGCCCGCAGGCGCTCGTTCTCGGCACGCAATTGCGCGATTTCCAAACGCATGAGCGCGAAATCACGGCGCTCTTGAATGGTCATCCTCATAAATACATCTCCGTGTTGTGAAACTGAATCGTGTGGCTGGTCTTAAATGCGGTAGGTGCCGCGCCACGACTCCATGTCGCGGTGCATGCTCGCGTTCTCGACCTTCGAGTCGTCCAGGGTGATGTGCCGCTGATCGGCGAGGCCCTCGCTGATCGTGCCTTCCAGATCGGCGACGATATCGTCATCCATTTCCGGCGCATCGTCGGCGGGCGGCTCTGGTTCGGAGGTGGCTGGCGCCTCTTCGGCGCAGAGGGCCGCCATCTCCGCATCGAAGACGGCAACGTCGTCATCCGTCACGGGAGGGGGAGGGGGCACGAAAGCCGGAAGAGGGGCGGGGGCTTTCTCGGCGACCTTCACGCGCGCACGGTGCTCTTGCTGGTAGTGGCGCCAGCGCTGGCGACGTTCTTCGGGTGAGAGGCGGGAGAGTCGGCGCGCCTGACGCTCACGGTCCTTTGCGCGCCGATGCTCGATTGTTACGACCATATGCACCTCGGGTGCGGGGGCCACACGGTGCAGCCCCTTCGCGAGTCGCTATAGCGGCGAGGTCGTCCTTCACGCTCAGATTGCGTTCACGGTTTCGTGAGCGTGAGTGACGGTCATTCACGCTGTCAGTCACGCCGTGAATGACTGTCAGTCACGGTCATTCACGCTGTCATTCACGTGGGGCGAGGGGTTGCAGCGGTGCCACCACGCCCACGCCACGTCCGGAATGATCCCCTTGGGCCAGATGTCGGCGCGTTCGCCAAGCGCAAGGATGATCTCGTCACGGTCAATCCGGCCGGTGCGGGGGTCTGGTTTGAGAAACGAGAGAAATTCGACAATATTATTGTAAGAAACGTCGTCGATGTACGCAGCCATATCGGCACCTCCATTGGATGCCGGAACATGACACGGAAACAAAACAAAGAACATAGAAAAGATGTAAGTCAGTTTTGACTGATCTTTACCGGATAGCCAGAAGCCGGAAGCTATATCGCTATAAAACAGGAACAGAATAAGCAGGGAAAGCCGGTGGCGGGTGTTTTGGGGGCGGTGAGTGTTCGGGGCTTCAGATTTAGAAACGCCCGTGTACGCCCTCCGGAAGAGATTTTCATAGCCGGGGAGTGAGGGCGGTGAAAATCGGTAACGCTTTCCAGGAATCTATAAGACTCTTTGATTCTTAGAATCTTATATACATAGGAGAAAAGCGTTACAGATTTTCACCGCCCTTCCTTGAATACATCCGGCGTTTGATGGATATCCATTGAAAACAAAGGGAAAAATCTCCGGCATGTCCGAGGGTGCCGCCAAGGGCTGTGAAAATCGGTAACGCTCCGGTCACAGGTCCAGGTCTTCCAAAAGCTTGCTAACCTCGTCCGGCAAAACGATCTCATCTCGCCGGCTCGGAAGCGGCTTCCAGACGCCTGCGTCTTCAAGCATGTGGATTGTGTCGAGCAGGCGTTGACCTTGCCGGATGGTGAAAGCCGTCCCGGTTTTCGCGCTCAGCGCCTCGGAAAGCTGCCTATGCGTGGGTTCCTCGCCGGTGAGTGCCAAGTGGGACGTGTACAGTGCACGGCTCGTCATGATCTCCTTCGCACGCGCGCGAAGCTGTGCTTGGCGTTGTCCGGACTGTTCGAGCCACTGGCGCAGCGCCTGGGCCTCATCTCTCAGTCTATCGAGGTCAACCGGCCGTGGCGCCCAAGTCCCCTTGTGGGCGGCTCGGTAGCGAGCCACACGCTCGCGGGTCTTATCCCTCCGGCGTTCTAATGGATCTCGCTGGCGAGCTTCCTTGGCAACTCTACCAAGCTTCCGCTTGATCTCTTTGTCACGCTGTTCTTTGTCGCGCCAGAGTGTGGAGAATTTTTCTAAATTTTCGCGCGCAGCGGCGCTATCGTTGCTATAATCTCCCATGTCAGATGCGGCCTCCTGAACCGCGTTTGATTTCCTGACTGACTGACGTGCTTCCGACCGTCTGGTGTTTCTCCGCACCAGACGGTCATTTTTATCCGCAACTCCATACTATAGCGGGCGCATCGCCCTAGCGCTTCGGCAATCAGCTAAACCGCAACATTGAAATCGCGCTTCAGCGTCGCCGTGATCGTGCGGAAGCCGTTGTCGATCACGTCATGCGACCATTCCTTGCAGGTCCAGCGCACTGGCGCCGCGAACATCACCGGCTTGTAAAGGAATGGCGTGTCGCCGCCCTTGGTCCGGAAAAATGCGTCGATTGCGTCGGCCTGGGCGGGCAATAGGAGGTCCCATGTCAGGCTGACGTTGTCGCGGATGTGGTTCATGCCATCACGCGTGGTCTGCGTGTAGCCGTCGCCAAACTGGGCTTCCAGGAGCTTCAGTTCTGGCTTGTTGCCAGTGCTGGGCGACGGCGGGATCGGCGGAACGAAGGTCTCGAGGGCCATCAGGCGAGTGCTCCGTTGGGGCGACGCTGCCGGCGCATTTCCTCGATGATGGTGTCACGCACCATGCGTTGCATGCCGGTTGTCACCTGCTTGGCGAGGTCCGCGTTCTGCGCGTGCGAACCGCCGTTCGCGTTCACATGCACCGTGGGCGCGAAATTGATCGAGGGCGCGGGCTGGGCAGGGGCGATGTTGATCGAGGGTGCGCGGATGTTGGCGAGCACGTCATTCGGAATCACGGTGCCAGAGCGTCCAGGCGAGAAAAGTTCCGGCCCCTTCTCACCCACGAGATAGGACTTGCCGGACGCAACGTCGCCACCACCAGCACGGGCGCCGCCAAAACCAGAGAAGAGCGAGCCGACGATGCCTCCACCAGTGCCGCCTCCAAGGATGCCCGCAAGCGGCCCCTGTCCGAGAAGTGCGCCCTGAAGCGCGAGCTTGATCAGGTTGTCGAGCACGTCCGCGAGAACGTCATTCAGCGATTTGGCACCGGTGATCAGCCCGTGAATCGAGTCGACCATCTGATCGCCAACGGCCTGTTGTAGGTCATGAATCTGCTGCGTCTTGTGTTCCGCATCGGCGAGCTTTTGCGTCGCCTGGGCATGAGCATTGGCTTCCTTCTCGATTTCCGCCGTCAACTGCGGCGTGATCTCCAAACCCGCTTCCTTCGCAGCATTCAAAAGCTTCTGAACGTCCCGTGCGCGCTCCATCTCGTAGGTGGACTTGCCCACGACTGCCGTCTCGGCCTCGGTAAGGCGAGTGTGCTCCTGAATCGACCGAATGGCCCGCTCGTATTCGTCCAGGCTGTCCGAGCCGCCGCCCTTCGTCTTCCCGCCGATGACGGGATAATCCGCCGCCTTTATTGGCTTTGTAGGTGCTGCCGTCCGCATATTTCGATCCGGATCACTACCGATGCCACCGGTCGTCTTTGGAGTAGGCGGGAACACGAAGTCCTCGACGGTGTCCGTGCCGAAGATCGCCTGATTGAACTTCTTTCCGAGGTTCAGGCCGTTCGCGTTTACATAATTGTAGAGGTCCGCAAGCTTTTGCAGAAGGGCGATAACCTCTTTGATCGGCTCGGAAGCCTTCTCGAAGCCCTGCGACATACTCTCAAGCTCAGAGACAAGCCCACGGCTGAAGCCGGCCGACTTGTCCACCTCGCCGACCATTCGCATGATCGCGTTTTTCACTTTCTCAGTGGCCTGCGAAATGGTGGGTTCCGCAGTCGCGGCTTGGTCGCGAAGCTCGCCGACGCCAGCCTGAAAACCACGAAAAAACGCTGTGTTAGAAATCTTGCCCTCAGTGACCAAAGCTTTCAGTTTGGAGACACTGCCGGCGGCTTCGTCGATCCCGCGCGCAACGGCCTGAAGGATCGGGCGCGCACCTTCGTTAATGCTGTTGAATTCTTCAGCCTGCACACGGGCGCTACCGAGAAGCTGGGAAAGCTGAAGCAATGCACCGGAAGCCTCTTCCGGACTGGTGCCAGCGACGCGCAAGGCCGTCGCTACGTCTTCCGAGAACTGAATCAATTCCTCGCGGGTGGCGCCAAGCTCTTTGGCCGACTGCGATGCGCGACCATAGAGCGTCACCAGGGCACTCAATGGCGCGCCCTGCCGCTGTGCCGCAGCGTAAAGCTGATCCAGCACGCTGGTGAGGTCCTTCCCGGACAATCCGGCCACCTTCAGGGCGTTTTGGACGCCTGTCCAGGCATCCGCGTAGCGCAGCAATTCCCGGCCGCTGAAGGCCGCCGCGACGATGCCGCCGAGCCTTCCGCCAAGGGCCGCGAAGGTGTCACCTCGGCCAAGATCCGCAAGGCTTTTGCCGGCCTTGGAAGACGCTTCGCCCATAGATCGTTCGATGCGCCCTCTCGCGCGTTCGGCACGGCGCTCAATCTCGCTAAGGGACTGGTCCGCGACCTGCTGCGAGCGCTTGAAGCCGCGCTGAAGCGTTGAATTATCGACGTTAAATCCAAGTTCAAGTTTTCCGTCATTTTCAGCCATGGGTGCCTCACAGATTCATGAATTTTGAGAAGTCGAAATCTGGATCATCAATCGCACGTCCCGGATTGTCCGAGTCGAACGCAAGTTTAACTGCCATAGCAGCTGCGACGGCGCCGTCGATCTTGTCGACGCTCTTGGTTTTGTGGAATTCGATGTTGTCATTCTTGTTCCGGACGGTGCGGATGTTCTGGAAATTCCAGCGCAGCACCGGGTGTCCGCCGTGGGTGAAGCGCTCGCCGACAATGGCGCGCTCCAGCTCGGAAATTGCGGGCACCATGGATGCAGCACCCTGCCGAAACTCGACAACGGGCAAGCCCTTGTCTTGAAGAACCTGCATCGTCGATTGCGCGTGCCAGGGATCGATGCCGATCTGGCGCACGTCGAAGCGGTCGCAGATATCGAAAATCGCCGCCTGAACGGCTCGATAGTCCACCACATTGCCGGGCGTGGTGGTGATCAAACCCGCATCCACCCATCGCCGATATGCGTCGGTGTGCTCGTCACCCTTCACCTTCCTGCCATCCACACGGTCGGCCGGCATGAAAAACCACGGGTGCACGATGTATCCGTCTTCGTGCTCAGGATCGCGCCAGCATGCCACCACGGCGGTAAGGTCGAGGTTGCTGGAGAGGTCCACCGCGAGCCAGCACGGGCGCTCGCGAAGGGCCTCAAGGTCCACCGCGTCGGCGCCCTTGTCGTAAATATCCATGGTCACGAACGGCGCGTCGGAATGCTCCTGCCAGAGGTTCAGGTGGAATTGCTGGAACGCATGACGCTCGCTCAGGAGGTGTTCACCCTCGCGTGCATGGTCGCGAAGGGCCGAAATGTCGGGGTATCCGTGGGTAAGGCCGGGATTCACGGCATGCCAAAGCGCCTCGTCGCGCCAGTCGTCACCCTCTTCGGCGGCGAAGATCACGGGGAGAAAATGCGGGTCGTCGATCTCCCCAAGCTGCACGCGCTTGGCGTAGCTCCATCGCTCAAAACACACATTCTCAGAGCCGGCGCCGGCCGTGGTGGCGATGACGCGCAAGCTGCCGGGAACCTTGCCGGTGCCGGTGCGCACGGCCTGCCAGAGGTGCGGATTTTTATGCGCATGTAGCTCGTCCACGATTGCGAGGGCGAGGGTGCTGCCATGGGCGCCGCCTGCATCGGCAGAGATTGCCTCATATCGGGCGCGCGAGCCGATAAACCGGATCATGTTTTTATGATCGATGACGTTCAGCTTACCGCGCCATTTGCGGTCGGCCTCGACGATCATGGCGGCTTCTTCGAAGCACTCGCGGGCCTGCTTCCGCGTCGAGGCGGCAGAAACAAGGTGCGAAGCTGGTATCATCTCGGGGCCACAGAGATGCAGAAGCGTGATTGCCGCCGACAGGCTGGTTTTGCGGTTGCCGCGCGGCAGTCCGAGGAAAACCTCTCGCACCAGGCGCCGGCCGTGCGCGTCGCAAGGTCCATAGATTTTGCGAATGATCCGCTCTTGCCACGGATCGAGCACGAAGGGGCTCCCCGGTGCGGGGTTCTTCGGATGCTTCCTGCGCCGCAGCCACTCCACCGCGCGCTCGCCATAGCCGAACGGGTCCGGGATGGGCGAGCCGTCATCAATCCAAATAGGGCGAAGCATCGTCTTCTTCGTTGCCGGCAAGTACCGGCCGGCTGCGGCTCACGGGCGTAAGGCCAAGCTCCGCAGCGATCTGGCGCGCGGTCGCCAATGCCTTGTCCTGGGCACGGCACAAGGCGAGGTCGAAGCTGATCTGCAACATGCCCTCGATCTCACGGGCACGACCTTGCGCGATGCAATAATTTTCAAGTTGCCCAAGGTCGCTTTGGGTGAGAATGCGGCGCTCGATCAGCGGGCGAATGCAGCGCTTCCATTCCTTCTTGGCCTCCGGGGAAAGCCAAGCGGGCGGGGCAGGGGCTTTCACCAGGGCGCCGGCCGTGCTGTTGATCGTGCTCGGTTTCCGTCCCTTCACGGGCCTACCCTCCGCACATCCACCTGAAGGGCCTGCTTTCGACCGAGCGCCTTCAGGCCGACAATATCGAAAGCCTCGCCGCCCCAAATGACTCGATCCGTCATCGTCAATGCGGACGTGTGGCGGATGCTGAAGGACGCGCGGATGGTGATCCGGCTTCCCGTGTCGGCAGGCTCTTCCTCTTGCGTGTGCTCGATCAGTTCGGCGCGCACGTCAAAAATGGGCGTCCAGAGCGTGACGGTGTTGCCGAAATCGCCCACGGCAGTAGCGGCGCGCTCGACCGTCAGTTTTTCCAGAAGGGAGCCGGCGCGAACGGGTGCGTTCTTCACTGCGCAACCTCCTGCATGATCGCATCAAGGGACACGACGCCATGCGCGAGGTCCGCCTCGGTCGTGTCTCGGTCGGTCGTGACGCTCGCGGAAAGCCCGTGCACAATCCAGCCGTCGCCCTGCCACGGCGCCCACGCGACGCCTGACAACGTCTTCGTGATGACATGGGTGATGCGGCGACACAGCACGGCGCTGCCCTCGCCGCGCGTCCACACGTCGAGGTCGAGGTAGGCGCGATGGTGCCACGTCTCATAGAGGTCCGGCGGCACCGCATCGCCGTTGCCGATGGCGACAAGGGGGCCGGCGCCGGTCTCGGTAAACGAGTCCAGCACCCGTTCGGCTGGGCAAAGGGCCAGGAATTCGGGGCTAGAAATGAGCCGCTGGCGCACCATTTTCGTAAGGCAAAGCACAGGATCAAGGGTCATTTCACAGCCCTCCGCAGTGCGGCCTTATGGCGACGGCGGAACTTCGCCCTAAGTGTCCGGTAAGTATTCCACCAGAACGGGCGCGCCCTCATCTTTTTGCTTCCGTGCTCGACGATGTGCCCGTAACGGGTCTTCGCATCGCCGGCCGTGACGACATAGGTGTTCGCCGGGACAGTCTTTGCACCACCACGCGAATAGGCAGGCGTGCGCTGTCCGGGGCCGGTGACAACGATGCTTTTCCGCAGATCTCCGGAGCGCCTGGGCACCTTTCGGCGCGCCTCACGGGCGAATTCCTTCGCGTTCGCCTCCTGCGACTTCAGTGCGCCTTCAAGAATGACGGGCTCTTTGGCTACAAGAAACGCGCGGAACTGATCACTCATGTTCGCCATTTCAGTAGGTCCAGCCGTCGCGGTAGGTCGAGATAAGATCCTCGACACCAAGCGGCAGCATGAACACCTGTCCGCCGAAAATCGTGGCTTCACGGTGCTGGTATAGGTGCGCGGCGTACATGAGAATTGCTTCCTCGATAGGGGCCGGAACACTGCCATCAAACTTGTCGAAACCGCCGACCTTCTGCTTGATCATGTCGGTTGCGACGGCCAGTTTCCGAGTCAAAATGGCGTCGTCTTCATCGCCAAGGTCGCGGATGTGTGCCTTAAGATCTTCCAGCGTCACGGCCATTCTTAAAACTCCAATTCCACAGAGACTCGCGCAAGCCTGCCCGCGCCGGTCCCTAGTCAATCGTGAGAAGTTTTTCACTACCCCCGGGGTTACACTATTGTACAGTAAGTCAGTATTGACTGACATACTTCATCATCATTCATCTTCACTGGGGATCACGTCTGATTCGTCGAGCGTGATGGTGTCGAGGTCCATAAGGGCACGACTGATCGTTCGTGAACGGATACGTTCGCCGGGATCAGAGAAGAGACCGTCAACGTCTTCGGTGTGGTGCATGTCCATCGGCTGGGCACGCTTGCGTATCGGCTTCTGATCAATGTCGGAGCTTTGGTTCGCCTTGCGCCAGTCGAGGAACGATTGTGCTTTGCCCTTCACTGCATCGGTGTTCTTCGCGAACCACTCGCGTGCAAGCTCGACGTGCTTCTCTTTGCAGTGGGCGCGTCGAGGATCGGCCTCGATCTGGGCAATGCACTGATCAAGAGTTGCCGGCATGACGATCATGCGGGCGTTCAGCTTACGGCACCATGTGGCGCGTGCGGCGGGATCTGGATCAGCTGTGATGAACCATGCACGCTTGTAGCTGTTGCGCTCACCAAGCATGCGCAGGGCTTTGTTCCGGATCTCCAATGCTTCACGGGCGAAGCTGCCGGGTGCCTCATAAAGGGCCGTGCCTGCAAGCTTCGCCATGATCGTCGGCATATCAACGACGATATCGTCAGGGCCGGCGCGGTTGGCCACATAGGTGCTTTTGCCACTACCTGGGGCACCGGCAACGATTGTTACGGGGCAGTTGGGCGGGCGATCAATGAAGGGATGGCTCAGCGGGTTGCTGCCGCTGCGGTGCTCTTCGCTTTGCTTGCGGCTGGAATGGCAGCGGACGCAGAGCGGTTGCCAGTTCTCACGCTGCCAGAACAGGTTGCTGTCACCACGATGGGGTCGGATATGGTCCACCACCACGGCCTTGGCGCCGCAGGCGCACATGGGGTGCTTAGCGAGAAAGCCGGCGCGTGCTCGATCCCATTTCGTGGAATATCCGCGCTGGCGAGCATTTGGGCGGTTTTGATCAGCCTTGGCTTTGCGTGCACGATCTCGCGTAATCTGGCATTCGCATTTCATCCCATAGGGAACGATCTTGCCACATGAACAACGCCTTGGTGCCGCGAACGCCATAGTATTCCCGTTGAAATGAAAAGATGTGGCCTTGTCACCTTGACCCTTGTTTACCGGCCTCTCCAGAACGGCGGGGGCAGGGAGGTGACTTTTCGCTATTCGACTGGCCACGTCGCCGTCATGATCCGCCCCCTAAGCTAAAGTCTTCAGCGCCTGAAGGCCGACGCGGTCAAATGTGACGTCCATGGCTTGTTCTCGGGCCTGTTCGGCGCGCGCTTCTTCGCGCTCTTCATCCGTCGGCTTGTAGTCGGGCTGGGTGCGACGCCAAACGTGCATGGCGTGGGCAATCTCGCGCGGCGTGGCGTTCCAGGCCGATTCAGGTGCCCAATGCAGGATGCCAGTCGCAAAGCTGAAGAATTTACCAAGTTCCCGGTTGAAAGTCATGGAAGGGCCGGACGCCTTGGACGTGTTCGGCTTCTCATTCGGATCAATGCCAGCGAGGTGCAGCGTGAAGGCGTAGAGGTCGAGCGCGACGTGTTCCAAACGCTTGCGGAGCGGCTGCGGGCTGTAAGCGAGCCATGCCAGGGCGTCCCGGCGCTCGTCGTCATCCTCGATCCCGTGGGCGAAAAGGTCGCCGATCAGCGACACGTTGTTTTTCAGGATCTTGTTGCAGAAATCCACGGGTTCGCCGTGGGCCTCGGAAATCTTCAGGGCGCATCGAAGCGTCGGCCGAAGCCGGACGGTGGAGCCGTCCAGCTTCAGAGTCGTGGTTTCGTCTAGAAGGCGCATTAGGCAACCGGCCGGGCGACTGCATCGCCCTTCACCAGCACGGCGCCGGCTGCAATGCTGGTGCCGCTGTTCTTGGTGATGACGGCGCGCAGGTAGCGCTTGAAGCCGCGATAGCCCACCTTCACCACGCTGTCGGCCGCGAGGCTGGCCGGATAGGCGCCGTGAAGGTCGGCAGCGGCCACGTCCGCGAAGTCGCCGGCAACGTCGGTGTCGCTCTCCTGAAGCTTCACGGTGAAGGCGCCAGCGCCGACGATGGCGCCGGTGTTCACCACCAGCACGGCGCTGTTGAAGCCGCGAAGGTCGAGGGCCGCGCCGGTCACGGTCGCGGCGAGCACGGCGGGCGAAATCGCCAGCACCGTGCCGATGTTGTTCGCAAGGTCACGCATGTTCTGAATCTCCTCAAATGTTCGGCTTGATGCGCAGCTTCTTGATGGCGGCAGGCTGGATCACGCCAGCGCCGACGCGGACGGTTGCGTGAATGCGCGTCTCGCCGAATTCGGCCCGGACGTAGGGATTCACGAGCGTCGAAAGCGAGCCGCGATCAATGATCCGATAGGCCGTCGCGATGTCGCCGAAGAGAATCGGGAAAGCGTCGGCTTCCGGGTCCTGCATGTCGGGGACTTCCACCACACGCTGACCAAGGATGGTTTCCGGCTGGCCTTCCTGAAAGGACGGTTGCCATAGCGACAGGCCGTCCGCCGTCTGCCAGCTTCGGATTGTCGCCAGCGTGGTGCTGTTCATCAGCCAGATGCCACGCTGGCGATATGCGTCCGGAAGAGCGTATTTCAGCGCGACGAAATCATTCGGATCGAGAGCGTTCAGCCGTACGGAATCGAGCGCGGTCACGTTCGGGTCGGAGAGCAGCCCCATGGGCTGAAGCACGCCGTCACCGTTGAGGAACGCGGCGCCTTCCTTCTTGCCGAAGTCCTCGGAGAGAGCGAGATTGACTTCGGCGAGCGCGGCGCCGGCCGAATCCGCGAGAAGCTGGTTGCTGATATCGACGTGCGTGGTCAACTCGCGCACGGGGATTTCAAGCTGGCCGAAGCTGGGCTCGGAACCCTCGGAAGCCTGAAGCTCGCCCTTCCACTTGGCGTTGGTGATGCCGGTTCGCTTCGGATAGATGACGCTCGGCGAACTGGTGGGTCGCACGCTGGCGTACGCACGGATCGGCGAGAATTCCACGAGGTTGCGGACGAACTCGGCGGACACCTCGGCGGGGGCGAAATAGCCGCCCATGGTGTCGGTCGAAACCTGAAGGGTCTTCAGTTCGTCGGCCGGCGCCGCATTGCCGAAGCGCAGATAGGTCGCGAACGCCTTCTGTTCGGCGGCCTTGGTCTCGTCGGCGCCCTTACTGGTGATGATGCCAGGGCGGCTCAGGCGGTTCTGAATCTGTGCATTGGTGGCCGCGATCTTGGCGAGGTCCGCCTTGATGCCGGAAAGCTCGGTATCGTAACCGACCATCTTGGTTTCCAGGGCGGACAGGTCCGCCGTGTTGGTATCGTCGTGTTCCGTGTTCAGGTCGTCCACTTCAGTTCCCTTTGCAGATTTCGTTTCGAGGATGCGAGCGCTCCCGTGCGACGGCACGGGGACAACCGAGATTTCAACGAGGTGAATCTTGGAGAAGACGCGGCCACCTTCAGGTCGGGCCTTCATTTCGTGCGGGGCAGGGCGGTTGAAACCCATGCTCAAGCCGGTGAGCTTGCCGGCCTTCACGGCGGCATGAACGCGCCTGGCAATCGAGTTGCTGGCAATATCCAGCACGCCTTTCACGATCAGTCCGAGGTCGGTTTCCTCGGCTGAAACCCAAGTGCCGATGCGCTGCGCTGTGTCGTGCTGGTAGAGAATCGGAAGGCCGGTGAAGTCGCCGATAGCGCCCTTCTCGATCACGTCGCCTGCGCCATCGGGAAGGCCAAACACCCACGCGATGCCGGAGATTTCGCCCGTGGGCTGCGCCGAAAACGCGGCTTTGGTTTCAAGCCGGTTCAAGCTGCCGCCCAACGAACCTTGTCGCCCTTGTTCGCAGGAATGATGCGCTCAGCGCCGGCATAGCACCGATACGTCGGGGTTCCCGCCGCTGCTGGATTGGGGCCGACATAGACCTTGGCATCCACAGCCGCCTGAATCAGAAATGCGGACTGCGAACGAAGGCGATCGTTGAAGTCAGGCAGGGTCGCGACGTTGACGGTCGTGGCCGGGGCCGGAAGATCTTCCGACCAAACCGCGTCACAGAAAATATCGGTGTTGCCGCCAACTCGTGCGATGCGGCCGTGAAGCACGGCAATACCTGAAAAAGCCATTCACATTACTCCTTAGAATTGGTGTTCGTGGGTGCGTCGCCCCCAAGGTCGAGGCTCTGAAGCATTTCGACGATAAGGTCGCGCTTCGCCGCAGCATCGAGCGCGAAGACAAGTACGCCGGGAATGGCGTCTTCCTCTTCGGCCTGTGCGATCAGCCCTTCTGCGATGTTGTGGACATGCTTGAACATCGGGCTTTTAAACAGACGTTCAATCCCGGCATCGTCCACTGTGAAGGCGATTTCCAGAGGGTCACTCATGGGTTTCACCTTCCGGCTCCGGGGCGCCGTCCCAAGCGGCAGCCAAGATCTCGACTGCGAGGGCGTGCACGGGCTTGAGCGGCGAGCCGTCCACGTAGACGGCAATGAGGTTTGCGGCTTGTTCGTGCGACGTACCCGCGCCGATCAAGCCATGGCGCACGGTCTCGACCAACTCGACGTGATGAAATCGGCCGCTGACGACGCGCTGCGAAAGCTCGCCGATGCCGACATTCAAGAGCTTTTCCAGCTTCACGATCTGCGTACTGGACAAGTTGAACTCATACTGGCCGTCGCCGAGAAAGCGTTTAATCTTGGTGGAAGTCACGCACCGACTCCGAGCTTGTCCAGATCGAGCACGATCTGGCCGTCATGCTGGCGCTCAGCGTGCTTGGCGAAATCGCATTTCCGATTTGCGGGCGGCAGGGGCGCGCCAGAGGTCGCGACGCTCTTGAGCATGGTCACGGCCTGGGAGAATGGACCGTGTGCGGCGGCAAATGCCGCAGCGATTTCAGGCAGGTTTGTCAGCATTGTTCTGATCCGGAATGGTGGAAGACGTGGTATTTGGATTGATGAATTCGTCGCCGCCATCGTAAGGCGGAAGGTTTTCTTTGGCGCGGGCCTCATTGGGCGACAGGACGCGCGAAGAAATGAGCTTACTGTAAGCGTCGGCACGCGCCGCGATATCCATGCGGGTGAGGTCATCCGACAGGAATTCGGCGAAGTAGGTGTCGCGCTCATCTTCACGGAAGAGCTTCATTGCCACTTCATTTTCCCATCGTGCGAGCCACGGGCGAAGGGAATACGTCAGAAACTCCGCACCCATCTCGCCGACGTTCGCCCAAGTCCCGCGCTCAAGATCGAAGAGCATGTGCGGCGGGACACGAAAGAGACGTGCGATCTCAGTGACCGCAAACCGGCGCAGTTCCAGATATTGAGCGTCGGTCGAGGTGAAGCTGAACGGTGTGAATCCGGAGCCGCCGGGCACCATGGCGATGTCGCCATTCTTGCGTCCGCCGACTGCCGCCTTCCACGCTTCCTTGAGGGCCTTAAGCTGGTCGGCCTTCAGGCTGGGATCAACTGTGACGACGCCACTTGGCGCAGCACGGTTGCGAAAAAGCGCAAGCCCGTGCTCTTCCAGGATCAGCGCCAATTCAATGGCGTGCTTGCCTTGCTGGATCGCCGAGGCGCCGATCAGACCGTCAAGCGACGGTCCCATGAGGTGAAAGATCTCATGGGGCTGATAGATCACTTCGCGATTGTCGCCGTGGCGGACCTTGTAGAACGGCGCGTAAGTGATTTCATCGAGTTCAACGGTGACGGCGGTAGGCGGGATACGCCACAGCTCAACGAAGTCACCGGAACGATTAATCAGCGCGAAGCCATTGCCGTAGAGCAATGCGTCGCGCGTAAGCTGTTCCTTAAAATGCTGGGCTGAATAAACGTCGGAGGAACGATAGCGCAGGACATTGAAGAGCGCGTGTTCTGTTGCTCGATCCTTGGAGCCATCTTTGCCGCGCTTGTAAGTGATCAGCGGAAGCTGTCCAACGGCCTCCGCAATCGACTGAACGGCGCACCGGACGGCGGTGCAGTTCATTGCGGTGCCTTCGTTGACCGTAACCTGAAGCGTTCCGGTGTCCGGAAGCGTGGCGCCGATCAACTGCGAGAGCCACGCGGCATCGGTGCTGGTGAGCGGAGTGGGCGCCGGAAGAGACGGCGCCGCTTTGGTTTCGGTCACCTGCTGGCGAGGAAAGGGCCAGAAATCGAAAATACCCATTCGGAAAGAACGCGTCCAATTCGTATTAGCCAATAGGATAACACGAATATCGCGTGGAATAGACCGTTTCGTCGAATTAATTGAGAAAAATTCGCAGATAGCGGAGTGAGATTGACGGAAGCCTAGAAGGCGCCGCTGTCAATCTGTGTTGATATTGAATATTCGGCCGTGCGCTCCTATCTAGGCGGCGCTCTGGTCGGCCTTTTTCGCGATTGTATAGTGTGGCATTTGTTTGATTGCCGCGTAGGCGGCTTTGAGTGTCACGTCGCCATAGTCCTCGCCTGCCGTGCGTGCGGCGTGGCCTTGGATCTTGTCTATGACGCGTGGATCAAGCCCAAGCTCGCGGGCCACTGTTTTGAACCGGTGGCGCCAGCCGTGGTTCGGGTCCACCTCGGCAGCAATGACGTTCAGAGCGCGAACCCACATGGCGAGCCGCCCCGCAATCTGTTTGGAGGGATGGGACTTCCCGGCGCGGTTCGGATTATCGACATAGAAGAGCGGGCCGTCTGGCGCGGCCTTCACGAAGTCGAGGAAGCCCATCTCGACAATTTGCGGGTGAAGCGGCGCGTCGCGATATTGGCCCGACTTCACACTGCCGGCTTCTGGCGCGATACGCACAAAGGCAATGCCGTTTTCCTCGCGCACGTCCTGCTTCCGGAGTTGCGTCATTTCGGCGACGCGGGCGCCGGTATGCGCGCACAACCAGGGCACCCAACGTTTCGCCGCCGTCATGGGCGCTGATTCACGGGTGCGGGGATTGTCGGAGTGCGCGGGGGAATGGTCGCGCGCTGCTTTCAAGACGGCTTTCGCCTCGTCGAGGGTGAAGCCTTTCTCGCGGTTGCGTACCTTCTTCAGGACACGCACCTTCACCTCTTTCGCGGGGTTCGCCTTCAGGCGGTCATTGTCCACTGCCCATTGGAAGACGGCTCGAAGGGCCGCAACGTTGGTGTCGCGCACCGTCTTCGGCGACATGGTGGTGAGCAAGGCGTCTTTCCAGGCGACCACGTCCGCCTTGGTTAGGCGCGAAGCGTCATCATGTCCGAGGTGCCGGACGAACTGCTTAAAGCCGGGCGTCCAGCGCTTCTCTGCCTCTGCCCCGCGTCCAGAGGCGCGAAGTTCCGCGAGGTAGCCGTCTAGAAGGTCGAGGATAGAGACGCGGTCGCGCTTGGCCTGCACGGGCGCTGCGGAGGGCTTCAGGGCCGGGTGTGCCGGTTCGGCCTCGGGCTGGCCTTCGTCGCGCTCTTTCTGCCGCTGAAGAACCTCCAATTGGATTCCGGCAAGGGTGCGAGCCAGGGCGCGCCATTCGGGGGTGCCGGGCTCAGCCTTAGTCAGCTTGTCGGCGGCATAGGCGTCAATGGCCCATCCGATGGTCGCGCCGATCTTGTCATCTGGCGCGATGCCGGAAACGACTTCCCTTAAGGCAGATGTGTACCCGCCCTCAAACAGGCGTCGATAGGTGGCTCGGTCGTGCCCGATCTTGGCCAGGGCGCCACTGTCGCGAAGGGCCGCGTCCTCGTCGAGCTGACTTTGATAGTGGTGGTGGGCAAGCTTCGCGGCGTCCAGGGTGCGAGCAAGCCGGGGAGGGGTGCCGCTGCCCTGTGCCAGCTTTAGCTTGGCTTCGTCCAAAATGGCATGGAAGCGGGTGAGCACCGCGTGGGAGCGGCGTTCCGCCTCGCGTTGATTGCCGCCTAGAGCCTCATGAAGCTCTGACTTCCCTACGATCTCGCGCAGATCCTTCGGCACGCCCACGCGGACAAACCATGTGGTGCCCCGCTGCCTCAACCACTTCGCCTTGCCGGCCAT